CGGCAGTCCTGTGATGAATCCGCTCATATCAGTACCCAGCCCTGTGAGGTATCACCACCGATATCGGTCAGCATCTTGCGGTACTCGCCGCTTCCGGCGGTGTCGATGTATATTGAGTACTGCGGCGCTGAGGTCACGCCCTCCGGGTTGCCGCTGCCGGTCAGTGGGATATACCGAGAAAGCAGGTTCATATAGTCCCGAAAGGCGGCCTGCATGGTGCCGTCCTCGAAAACGATAGGCTGTGCTACCTCAAGCCGCCGCACTGGTATCGGCCTCGATTTGCGCTGTCAACTGGATGGCGACGAACTTCACCGGATCGGACATAAGAAACCGGAACACCTCGAATCTGGATACCCGGCCATTGCGGCGCCACACTGCCCTCTGTTTGTACTCGCCGACATTGCCCATTCTGCGTGCGCGTTCATCGGACCAGCTTTTGCCACCATCTCTTGATTGCTGCAGGCGAACCATGGGATCAGGTGCCGCGGTATTGCCCACACCACTTTCCACGGTCAATTCCAGCATTGGAACGAAGAACGGCTGCATGTTGTTCTGGAATGGCTGCGTAGCAAATACCCGTAGAATTTCCTCACCGTACTCGGTGTACACATCCTCATCGAGCACGCCTATGCGCCCGTCCTGGCTATCGGCGGCATACAGCAACCCATTGGCAGACACAATGCTGTTGGCGCGGTAGGTGTAGGTCACAAAGGCCAGGTCAGGCAGCGCGATGCGCGACTGGCGTTCATGCCAGCGATTGGATGCGGTATCGAACACCAGGCAGGTATCAGGCAGCACAAACCCTACGAAGTAGTGCCCCGACTGGCCATAGCTCCAGGAGAAGACATTGCCCAGTTCCTCGGCACTCAGGCGCTGCAAAATGGAATCAATCGCCTTGGTCGATGCCTTGCGGGTGATGTTGCCTTCGAGTGCCCATATCGCTGGGCCTTCATTGTCGCCGGCTCCGACGAACAGCACTGCGTTTTCAGTATTGACGATAGAGAATGGCGCGCTCACACCTTTATCCAGAAACAGGCCAGTACGCTGAAAGCTGAAGTCTGCACCACCTACGTTGTTGAATGCCTCGGTTGTAATCTCCCCGGCAACAAAAAGCTGATTCTTGAACACATACGGAGCCACGATATTGTCCGGCTCATACTCTGCACCACCGAAATCAAGCGCGTTGTAGGACAGGCCATCGTTCGGATCGGATTGAATAAACTTGTCACCATCGGTCGAGCACACAAAAAAGCTATCTACAAAAACGACATAGAGCGGATTTCCGCTGGCCCTAAAGTCGGGATCGACAATGGTTGTCAGCGTGTCCGGCCCCTCGGTGAATATGTACCCATCACCGCCGGGGTTCAGAATCATCAATTGCGTCGCGCTGGCGGCCATCGATACCCGCCCGGAGCCGGATATGGTGCCGAGGTTGTCCAGTGATTCATCAGCATTCAGGCGATACAGGGATGATCCATTGACGAAAAAAGCGTTTCCTTTGAAGCGCTTGCCGCCCCGGTTGCGCTGCACAATGCTTGACCCAGTGGTGGCGACCTGCGTCAACCCTGGCGTGCCAAGTAATGTCTCCTGATTGAGCGCCGGCGCATCGGGCATGTGCGGGAATGCGTTGACGCACTGCTGCGCGGATATCGGCAGCGAGTTGGATATGTAGAATCCGTTGGCAATCGGAAGCGGCGTAATGGCCATCAGTAAAGCCTCACGGTCGCATCAGTCAGTGTGATATCCACAGTGGTGAGCAAATCCGCAACAACTACTTCCAGGAACTCGCCGGGCTCCAGGGTCACGGTACCGGCAACAGCCACAGTCACTGGCGTTGTGGAAAATGCCTCGATTTCATACAGGGAAATGACATTGTTTTTGGACAGTCCAACCACTCCCTGCGATACCGCAGAGTCAGCAATAACGGTAAAGGATGCGTCAAGGGTAAGTGTGACCTGCGGCCCGGTGTTGGTAATGCGACCGCTGATATCGACCTGCAGCCCGGCGGCATTCTCGATTGACCAGTGCCCCTGCGCCTTTTCAGCGCCGGCAGCCACCGTGATATCAGTCGGCCTGCGGTTGATCGCCATGGATAACGTAGCTTGCGGTGATGACCGGGAGAACGCGCCGCTGTAGAAATTACTACCCTGGACCCGGTTATAGCCGGAACCTGTAGGCAGGTTGCTCGGATACTGCGTTTTGTTCGTGCGCACCGCCATTCTGCGGATCGCGGTCATGCCTTCCTCGGCCTTTTTGATCAGACCGGGAGAGACAACCCCGCTGTACTGTGGCGCAAGGTCAATGGCCAGGTTGGCGGCGACCCCCCTGATAGCCCCGTCAGGAATGGTCACGATATCGGCGATGTTGCACACGCGGGTATAACCCAGGCGCAACCCGAGAGATTCCAGCGATGCCATGAAGTCATTCAGCGCGTCCAGCGCATCGGCGTATTCATCCGGTTCAAAGCTGGAGTCAGCCGCCTGCACCAGAATATCCCTTAGCGCCCGGTTGATCACATCGCCGGCGGTGGTCAATCCCCAGCAGGCGGAGCGCATGATAGTGATCGGGATCGCCGGTGATGGGCTAGAACTCAAAGCCGCCGGAAATGACGCCAGCGGTATGGATGCAAGCGGTGCCGAGGCGGTCATTATTCACCGACCCGGATCAGACCAAGCTGCGCCTCGGATATTGTGAGCGCGGTACCGCCGTCTGTAGACAGCTGTTTGACGCAAACCTTTTGGCCTGCTGTGAGTGAGACAAAACCCGCAAGAGAAGCCTGCTTCCTGGTTGATGCTGCATCCATCCAAATGGATGAGGACGGGCCGAAGGTGATCCCCGCGGTGGTTTCAAACAAATAAAATGCAAATGTTTTACTGGCTGTTCCGGTCACAGTGATATTGCAGAAAACAAAATAAGTCCCAGCTACAGGCACCTCAATTGTGCCCGCGGCCTCGTCTGCTATTGTGTTCCTTTCAACCGTTGCCCCGGCGCTCCATACTGATACAACTGTTCTGGGTGTAGCATTAACAATCGGCTCGCCGGTGCCATTTACAAAACCGGCTATAACACCCGACACGGTATTGCCGAGTAATGCCAGGCCTTTGCTGCCGGTGCCGAATCCTACGCCACCATCCAGCGTAGAGCTGCCACCATTGCCGTTTTGATTCTGCGCACCATCCCCACCCTTCCAGAGTGCATCGCCCCCATCGCGGTTGCCAACAGTGGCATCATCGTGCGCCGACTGCGCGCCGTAGGTCACATCGTTGGGTAATCCGCTATCGGTCGATTTCTTTTCAACCAACACATTGAGCGCTGCCGTTTTTCCAGAAACGATATCGCCGGATATGACCGGATTTAGTCGCTCGACATAGTTCCTGGTGCGGAGATAGCGCTTTGGCTCAGGGCCGATCAGCGCAAAGTTTGCAGCTTCAACACCGAACTGGTTCAGACTGTAAGGAGTGAAGTGCGTATTGTCGCCTGCATCGGGATAGTCGATGCTGGACAGTGCCTCTACGTTGCGCCCGGTGCCGTTGATCAGGTACTGCAAGCCATCCCATCCAGCAATGTACGCGCCAAAATTCTGCGATGGCTCACACACGAAAATCTGTGTCAGGTCGCGGTCGATCCATCCTTGTGTCACCATTTCCGAAATGGTTGTGTTCATGTTGGAAAGGAACTCGGCGCCCATTATCCCCAGGTTGGCGTCATTGGTGCCAAGCTGGATCACCACTACATCAAAGAATGTCTGTGCCCCGGGTATCGCGGCCAGTGCGGTGGGAATGTGGGCCAACATCGAGGTAAAGCCCTCTTTGCCCGCGCCGCCACCCGGCAAATAGTACGCTGAAGTGCATCCGCTATAGGCAAACGGCACACAGTAGGAATCAACACCAGTGCGCTCCTGCAGGGTGTTGGTTATAGCAAAACCGGTGCTGCCATTGCTTCCCCGCACCAGTCCAACGTAAGGGTCAGCTCCGGTGGCAATGTCTGCTGCTGTTGCTGCGTTCGGGTCAACATTGCGCCAGGCCAGGTTGGCAGGGTTCCAGGCGCCTGTGCCTGGCGTTGCGTAAAAGAAGCAGTTGACGTTTGCTGACTGTACCGCCGGGTCAGTGCCGCCTATGCCCAGCGCATTCGAGTCACCATAGAACAGCACTCGATTTGCCTCACCATCAGCCTTGTACGGCAGGCTCTGCAGCCGTTTGGTGATATCGTTAGTGTTGGTGATGATATTAGCTGTGTTGGCAGCCGCTGCTGCAGCATTGTCGACCGTAGCGGTTTCCATGGTATCAAGGTCAACAGCCTGCGTAACAGAGACAAACGCCAGCTTGTCGCGCTCCACATCGGTCATCACCTTGGCGGTCGCGGTTTCGGTCTTGCCCGCCATGCTCTGGATATCTTCGGCCAAGCCAACGATATACACATATTTCTCGCCGGCGGCCCAGTTTACTTTGGCGTCCGAATTGGTGGAGGAAATTACGTTCGTGCGCGCAAGCGTGTTGGTCGCCAGGGTATAAATGCCTGTGACAAGTTCGCGGCCAGAGGTAACGCCATCGGTGAAGCCTACGCGATAGGCATACTCGGTACCGTTGACCAGCGTGCCAATGATCGGGTTGTAATCGCCCAGCGGGCCACTGACAACATAATCGCTCAGGCCGGTGGTTAGTGTGGCGCCTGCTGTGTCGTTGAGTAATGCGCTCACCTGGCTTTATCCCCTTTCGATGGCTCGCCGGCGGGTTTGGTCGCCCCTTTGCCGGCAGGCTTCCAGCCTAGTGCTTCGGCTGCCTCAACGGAATTCTGGTTGATTTGTACGGCTGTTTTGCCATCGTCTTTGATGTAATCGAGTAATCCACTGCTCATATTCTTTACCCTCTGATACGAAAAAAGCGCCCCGCTACCGGGTAACAGGGCGCTCCTATTTCACACGGTCCTGGGTTTAGGTAGTACCAAAACCCTGGCCGGCGAAGAACGGATTAAGACAGGAATAGGCCGGCCGAAAGTCGATACGCACCGCGTTTTTGTTGGCCAGGAAGTCTGAGCCCATGGATACGCGCAGCATCAAACCGTCATGGGTTTTGGCGAGCGTGTCTGTGGATTGCAGCTTCTTAATCGGGACCGAGCCCACCGAGAACGCTTGCTTATGCCAGAAAAGGTTGGGCTGGATGATCGTGCTGGCTGCGCCGAGCAGGGTTATCACAGCCCCGTTGGCAAGAGCCGCATCAATGGTGTTGTACTGCCCGGTGGCCTCGAATATGCCCGGACCCGTTACAACCAGGTTGCCCGCACCCGTACCACTCAGGGTGACAGTTTCGGTGACTGTGCCGGTCCACAAAACTTGAGCCCCTGCAGCATCGATCACCGGCTGGCGAGTTGACAGGTTCAGACGGTTGGAGCCCGCCACCTGTACAGTCGTGCCAGCAGGCACCACGATGTTAGCCTGCAGCGCAGTGACTGCCAAGACTTGCGTCATGGTGTCTTTCGCTGTGACGTAGGTAGGGTCTGGTGCGGAGGTCAAGGTACCAGCACGGTCAGCAAATGCGCCTGTGTTGTAGCTCGCCAGCGTGGTGCAGGAAATAACCCGCATGCCGGCAAAGTTTTCCTTGATGGTCGCCTTGTCGTTGGCGCTGCCCACTTCGGGATTAGTGCCTAGGCCGCGCTGTTGGTCTGCCAGCGATATCTGCGTGAACGGGTTCATGCCGTAGCACCACTGCGCATCCTGCGGCACACCAGCCGTTTCAAGTACTGCGCCTGCGTTGGCCACTTGGCCCCAGGTGGTGACAGGGGTGCCAGGGGTGCCCGCCAGCAAGGCGGTGTTTTTCATCATAAAAGAGCAGAAATCCAGCTCAAAGTCCGTGACCAAGCGGGTCATCATCGGGATATCGACGAGCTTATCCTTTTGCGCCATCTTGAGCGCTTCATCGGCCTCGTCGTAATCCACGTACACGGTGAAGTAGTCCTGCACTGTGCCTGCAGCTTTACCTGTGATGATGTCTGATTTGTTGCCACCACCGGAGATATCGCCGGTTGATGTTCGCACTGATCGATAGTCAGTTGCGCGTTTGAAATCTACGATTTTGCCTGTGTCGCTATCTTTGAAACGTCCTTCCAGTAGTTGAGTATCGACGTTTTTGGATACTTTGCGCTTTGTTTCAAAGCTTTTGCAGACGATGGGCGCAAGTTTGCGCGTGAAATTACTTTCAAAATTGTTAGCCATGGTTAATCCCCTAAAAAACAGTTGAAGTTGAGTAAACAAACTCCGGTTGCTGTCATCCGGTGAATTAACCAGCACTAACCTTGATAAAGGGCAAGTGGCCTATCGGTGCCGTGGTCCGACCTTTGACCGGCGATCCGCGCTGTTTCCAGCCCGTGCGTAAACTATATACACATCCTCGCGCGGGCTGTCAACAATAGGGGATTACTCGTAAGTCCCCCACTTGTCATCCTCGTTGGCCTCACCCATACCGATGCCGGCTGGGTTATCCAGGGGTTTAGGGTCTGGTTTGACTCGGGTGCGGGCAGCCTTCGCCTTGGCTTTGATATCGTACAGAATCTCGCCGGCGCGCACTGGACCTATGCCCGCCAGGGATTCCAGTTCGGCGGGATGCTTGTACAGGTACTCAGTGATCAACGGGCCAACTTCATCTTCGAGCAGGTAGTCAACCAGCGCCTGATTATTGAGCACCGTCGCTACAGCCGGACCTGCCTCACGGAGCACAGCCTTATCCACTCCCAGCTTTTCAACCCGGGATTGGTACCGGTTCACGCGCTCGATTTGCTTTTGCTGGTCCTCCTGCTCCTTTCGCTGCTCTATGGCTTCCTGCTGCTGCCGGTGAAAGTCCTGCTGCGCGTCGTAGCGTATTTGCTCCTGCAACGCCTGGTTGTACTCGGCCTGCTTTTCATCGTAATCATCATCCCAGCGATCTGGTGCTGGTGGCAAAGTAGGGCGCTGCGGTTGCTTGAACTTGGCCAGTTCCTGCTCGACTTCCTCCCTGCGCCGGCGCTCCTGCTCGTATTCCTGTTTGGCTTCTGCGGTCTTGGCGGCACGCCTGCGAACCTCGGCATCGAACTTTTCCTGCTGCTCGGGTGAAAACTCTACCCGCGGGGGCTTGGCGGGATCGGGTTCATCACCCTCAGCGCTGTTGTCGCCCTCGCCTTCGCCCTTGCCCTCGCCTTCGGCCTGGTCATCGGCCTTCTCTGTGCCGCCCTCGGGTGAATCGACTACCGCTGCCGGCGCATCATCCTGGCCCTCGGTGTAATCCGTTTCCTCGTTGAAATCCTCTGATTGACTACCCATAGTTCGCTCCATTTTACTGGGAGACAGGCCCAGCGCCCTGGCCGATACGGCCTAATAGATCATAGGAAAGTTTCGCGCCTTTCAATTTCAGTTCAGCCTCAACCTTGCCGCGCTCGGTTTCGGCGTTGAATGCGTCGATCATCAGCTTGTCTGAATCATATTGCGCTTTTGCCTTTGCCTGTAGGAATTTGGTTTGCGCTTCCTGTTCCTTGATTCTGGCCGTCGCTAGATCAGCCTCGGCTTTCTTGTCCTCGGCCATGGCTGCAATGGTCATGGCATCAGGTTGCGGCGGCTGCTGCTGCCTCTGCTGCATTTCGGCTTTTTCTTCATCGGTCATCTGGTCGGGCGGTATCTCGCCAGCCATGAACAACCGGCGACGAACGCGCGCCGATAGCTGGTCCATGCCGGGTGAGTCCATGTTGTTCATCAGCACATCTGCGCCAAGTTGGATAATGCTAGGGTCAATCTCCGCAATGGATGTTATGGCGCTTATCGTTTCACTCTGGCGATTCTTGAAGCTGGGACCGACAGAGCAATACACATCGTAATTGCCCGTAGCGAGGTCGTTAAGTGTGACGATGGTCAGTGTTTGCTCGTCTAGTATTCTATCTCCAATTGTTTCCATGTCGAATGACCCATCCTCACCCAAAATGCGCACCTGGCGACCGGGCTTGTACACGCGCGGAATGGTATTAACTAAAATCCTGCCGGTATGGCGCTGGGCAATAGCGCGTGCGGTCAGATACTTATCATTGCCGGCATCGCCTTTGTCCTGCAATTTCTCGATAGCGATGCCTGATTGCAGGCCGGGATTGTCACCCATGCTGGCATGAAACATCCCGGCAGTCTGCCCGATGATTTGCCGTGTGAAATCGGTAATCCGTGCAAGGCCTGGGCTAACTTGGGCGCCACCTGACCGCACTGGTGGGCCCGCTTCCAGTGGATCATGTGTGTATGTTTGTACCGGGTCCTGTGATACGTTGAGCTTTGACCAGTCCTGTCCTTCCATTTTTTTGTTGGTAGACCAAAAGAAATCTTTGGGCGCCAGGCTTGTCTCTGCCACTTCACGCGACAGAGAGTAGTTAAGGATACGCTGCGGGTCCATAATCTTCTCGACCGCCCCCCAATATATAACTTTGTTTTCGATGTACTTGAAGTTGGCGTACACGGGTATGATGTTCAGCCAGTTTTCAAACAGGGTTTCACGTGGATTTCCAATCCAGCCGTTAGAATCAAAAAGTCGAGAGTACATCACCAGCTTGGTGCGCTTGCGGCGGTCCACTTCTCTTATATCCTGCTTTAACAACAGCTCATCTGCGACCTTCTGGAAATCCTCATCGACCTCAAACACCTCGCCGTTGTCCATGAGCACCAGTTCGCGCGTGACCGGCAGCAGGTAGCGAAAATCGCCGATCATAACCACATCGTTACGATGGTAGTAAGTGTTTGTGTCGCGGTCGCTGCCCATGTTCCCGCTTGCGTCGCGGTCTGGGTATAACTTTTTGAATTCATCCGGGTCAAGGCCGGTCAGTTTGAACGCAAACTTAGCATCTGACCCGTCGCGCTTTTTGTGAATCCCCAGCCAGGTACTGTCCAGATAGTCCGGTATCGCCTTTATGATCAAATCCTGGTCGAAAGAATTGCCATCGACGTACTCTTGCACCACTTCCCAGCCGTCAACGCCCGCGGTAATCATTTCCAGGCCGGCTTGATCGTATACCTGGTCCGCGTCAGATATATTTTCGATGTTGCGCACCAGTCCGTTGTATGTAAGCGCTGCTTTTTTGCTGGCATCACCACCGGCTGGCCGCACTTTGATATCGTAGTCCGTGCGTGCCATCTGGCCGTGTATCTGGTCGATCAGGCTGGTCGTCATATCAAAGGTATAGCGCGGCGCCTCGCTGTTGATTTCCTTCCAGCGTTCTTCCCACTGGCCATCAGGGGCATCGACAAAGGCATGTGCCTCCCTGGCCTTTGCTCGCCGGTCGTGGTCCGCCTCCTGCGCCTTGCTCAGCGCATCCAGCATCCAGCTATGATCTTCGTATTTTTCTTTCGTCGCCATCAGTTATTCCAGCCTTGGTATTTGCGTTTGACGGGGTTTTTGTTCAGGTCGCCGATACGGACCGCAAAGCGGCGCATCATGTAGGCGTAGCGGATGGCGTCTAGCAGGTCATCCCGGTTTTTCACTATCTTCCCGCGCTCATCTCGATGGTATTGACGGACTTCATCGAAAACATCGACAAGCCCATTAAAGATTTTAAACTTACCTTTGCGCATCGCATCATTGATCGAATAGAGGCCGCTCTCTACACTCAGGCCGCCTTCGGGCCAGGTCGCGTGATCGTGGAGCATTTTGAAACCGGCGGTTTCATAGTGAACTTTTTGCTGAACGGCATCATCCCGACCCTTTTCGTTCTGCAGGCCATCGTGTGGCCAGGCGGTGGGGATGCCCTCGGACCATGATTTGGTCGCGCCCCATGCGTCGTTGGCCGATACCTTAGATGCCTTGTACGCGTTGGTGACAAAGAACGCTTCGTTATCTCGATCCTCAACCAATTTTATGTGCGCCTGCGGGTGATCCCAGCCGAAGTCCATGCCATCGATCACAAAGAAGTG